CCGCCGTTTTCTTCTTTAATCTGCGGTGCGTAGACCATATTCTAAAGCCTACAAAATCAACGCCCATGCTGCACGGTCTGATAGTTGTTTTATTATTCAAATCTAACCTTAATTCGTCTGATAAGAACGCCCTTAACAACTCTTTGACCTCTGCCAAATACTTTTTATCGTGGTGGAGTATGATAATATCGTCCATATATCGGATGTAGTAATGCAATCCCAACTCATGCTTTGCGTATTGGTCTACCTCATTAAGGTAAATATTTGCAAACATTTGTGAGGTAAGGTTGCCTATCGGCATCCCCTTATTGCTCAATCTGTCCGATACTGCCACTTCGTCCGGCTCTTTGCCGGGTGGTAATCCAAAATTCATAGATTCGCAATTTATAATCTTTTCTAACAGGTTGAGTAGTCGTTGGTCTTTAATCCTGCGTGCTAAAATCTTCAATAAAATATCGTGGTCTACCCTGTAGAAATACTTTGATATATCCATTTTCAGATAATAGTACCGTTCCGGCTTCCTGTCGGTCTGCCTTAACCAATACTGCAACCTGTCGGCTGCCTTATGCGTTCCCTTACCCTTGCGACAGGCGTAGGAATCAAAGATAAATGTCTTTTCGTACAACGGAAATAACTGCCTGTAAATCGCCCATTGTACTATCCTGTCCTTAAATGGCAAGGACATAATGAGCCTTTTCTTTGGCTCGTAAACATAAAAGGTGTGATACTTTCCTACCTCGTATGTTTCATAAATTAAGTGATTCTGAATATTTATTAACTGCTCTTCGTAGTTGCGGTTGAAAATCAATACATCATCCCTGTACCTCTTTCCTTTTCTCGCTTCCTCCCAAGCCTTATGTAAATTCTCAAAATCATAAATCTTTTCGTATATATTCTTTATGCTTTGCATTGCATACCTCTTGTAAATTTGTGCCGTACAAACCTAATCAGTTTTTAACCCTTTCGGACGTGACAAATATATTTCTTTTCGGCTTACGCTTACTAACTGTCTTTACAGCAATTCAATCTTTTTCCTGTCTACGGGAACGGAAAATAACCCCTTTAACCCTGTTTGTACTGTCCTTACGGTCGTAACCGTAAGGCTTCTTGACATAGGGGCAGACCGGAGCGGAAACCAATGTTGTCGTTCGAGTTGGAACGAGGGTTATTCAAGTTGAGAGCGGACGGACCCGAATTGGAAGTATTGTTGAACGCCGACCCACGGATAGGCAACCACCGTAACTTTGTGATTATTTCCCTATGTATTTTTATTTCTGTCTTTCCCTGCTGTTGACCCATTCCGAATAACCGCCTATCATTCGACCGATTTCGTCTACCTTTCGCATCCATACTTCCCAAGTATGGAAATTCAAACAAGGCTTTTGGTTTGGGTATAGGTTCGGGTCTTTTGCAAGTCTTAGCAGATTTCTTAATACATCAACTTCAATATCCAAATCCTGCAATGTGGTTTTCTTGTGGTACTTCTTTTCAAGTCGCACCGCCATTTCCAACATTGTATACATTGTCTTTCTTATATCGCCTGCAAGTACATATCTTTCCGTTTTCGGAAAGTCCTTTAATTGAGGGTTGCCGTACAATATCATTTCATAAATCTTTTCCTTGATATGAAAAATATCATTGCCGTTATGTTTCTTTTCTTCCTGTCGTATCTCTTCCACTTTTGCAACCGCCTAACTGTAATGTATTTGCTATAAAGGGCGTGCTATCGCACGCCCTATCAGTTTTTCAGTGTTCAGTTTGCAGTTTACTCAACAAAAGCGGAGCGGAAACCAATGAAGACGAGCGAGTAGCAACGAGGGTTATCCAAGCCGAGAGCGGACGGACCCGAATCGGAAGTACTGTTGAACGCCGACCCACGGATAGGCAACCTTTCGCCGTGGCATCTCATCCAAATCTGGTCGTTGCCATATCCTGTTACACCGCTGTCCGGGTATAATCCAAGTGCAATAAGTAACTTCGGAATAGTTACCCCGGAAGCTGCCCCAAGGCTCTTAAATGCAATATTTCTGTAAGTATCTCCACTTGTAGGGAACTCAACCTTTGTATTTACTCTGATTCCTGCGGATGCACTTGCCTGGTCTAACTTTAATGTGCCTGCTGTTCCCGGCTCTACTAAAGTTCCGTCCGGCTTAATCGCTTTCCAAAGTGTGCTTTCCGCCGACATATCGCAATCAAGTTTCATAGAGTTACCATAAGGGATAATCTGAATTTCTCCGTCCATAAGGCGTAATCCACCGGTCCACTCCCAAAGGTTGCCGTTAATGTCCGCAATACCCGACATATCGTGATTGTGATACCATGTAGGCTGTCCGCTTCCTGTAAGCGTTCTCTGTGATTCTCCCTGTGGCATTGTTCCCCTCTCGTAAGGGTGGTAATAATCCTTGCCGTAGTTTGTGTTTCCGTGTGGTACAGTACCCATTTTTTGTGATAACAGGTTAAGGTACGCAAATACGCCTGTCTGATTTAAGTGCCAACCCGCACCTTTCTTTTTGCAAGCTGCTACAGACTGGTCAAAGTTGATATAATTTCTAGGCAGGTATCCGCCTAAAGAATATGCACGGTCGTTTTCTACAATATTGAGGAACTTAGACACATAAATTACACTCTTTTCCTCTCCGTCCATAATCCAAAACGGTAATGTTTCATCTGTTCCGCCTGTGATTACATCACTATACTTTGCCTTTGGTACTGCTACCATAATGCTAGGCATCCCGGTATCATCAAAAATTACCTTGTTGTTTGCACCAAACTGTGCTACTGCACCCTGTAAATCGTCAAAGTTTGCCATTGTATTTTATCCTCCTTAAAATTAAATTAACGCCCATAATACAAGCGTACATTTCTTCATATCAAACGGTACGGGTTCACGCTTTGTAATCGCTTTTCCGTCCTCGTCCTCTTCTCCTGTATCCACAATCTCATATTCCCTTGCCGGGATAATGACCTGTGCCACATACTCCCTTGCTTCGGTATTCACACCAACGGTTAAGCCGTCCTGTGTATCCTTGCAAATATCAAGCGTTACCTCTTCGTCACGCTCTCGGTTCTTGATGTTTACCATTAAATCATCATCCCCGAAAATAATTTTTGTCGTGGATACATCATAGGCGATTTTCTCGCCCTCGTTTTTCTCAACTACAATAATTTTTGTTGCTGCCATTATCTGTTACCTCCCATTCTTCTTAATTCTCTGTAGGCTTCCTGTGAACGCACCGCAATGTGTTCTGCTGCTTCTCTCTGTGATGCCGTGGCATTACCTCTTACTCCGTAAGCCTGTAATACTGCTGCCGTATTTGCCTTTCTTTCATCACTTTTGATAATTACATTTGCCATTATGCGTAACCTCCCTGTACTGTGCATTTTACCGTTACTTCCTTGGCGGCCCCGGTGTACTCAATCTTGAATCCGTTTAACTGCTTATCCGTAATACGGATTTCTCCTACACCGCCTGCGTCCTTTGCTTCTGCTTCAACATTTACGGTATAGTCCAAATTGCCCCTTGGCGTGGTAAGTGCAAGGGTCTTTTTGGAGTTGTTAAAAGGGTATGATTTTGTATTGGTAAGGGTTGCTTCTACAATCTCTCCCTGCAATCCCTTAATCCTGCTTTCTGCTGCACCAAGTTTAAGCATTGCAAGATTGGCGATTAACCCAGCGGATAATACCCTTTCTTCCAAATCGTTAAAGTTCTGTGCGTTCTGCGGTGTACCCTCCTGCACTACTTCGCCCTCTACGGCTTCGTGTGTGATTGTTCCGTCTGCGTTCTGCACTTCCCTGTAGCGGTTGGAATACTGCGTTACATGGTCTTTCCAAATCTTAAATAATCCCATTTGCTCTATTCCTCCTTAAAATTAAAACTGAATCGGTACAACACGCCCTGTTGCGTACCTTTTAACTTGATTGCTTCGCTCTTTTCCGCCCACAACTTACTAGCCGTATCGTACAACTGAATTTTCGTAATTGTTGTGGTCCCCGATACTTCCGGGGTAATGGAAATACTTAACGCTACCCTGCCGTCTTTTAGGCGTTCTCTTGTTAAGATTTTTGCCTTGTGCATAGTACCGCCATACTCGACCATAGCGTAAGCAATATTGGTTTCTACAAACTGCTTGAAACTCTCTAAGGCTCTTTCTGTCAGCATTTCTTTACTCTCCTTTACTTTTATTTGCTATAACCGATTCTTACCGCAACGCTTAACCTCGTATTGGTAGCTTTCGGTTTCTGCCGTGGTTGCCATTCCCTTGTCAGATATTCCGGGTTTTGTGTTTGTGTAAGGTTCTGTACCTGTTTTTTTCTGTCCTGTCATATCTGTTTCATAAGGGTATTGTTCTGTTTCGGTGTCTGCCACCGTCTGTATATCTCTGTCCTTTACAGTTACCGCCCTGTCGGGTGCTGTTCCTGTAAAGATACTTTCAAATGGGTAGGCTTGTGTTTCTGCTTCTCCAACTGCTGCCGTGTCCGCCGTTTGATACTGTATATTTCTATCCGGCTTCGTTCCTGTAAGGTCTGAATCAAACTTATACGCCTGTCCTGTAGTCTGTGCGGTTATTCCCTCCCGTGTTGCACCTCCTGCCGTGTTCCTCTGTGGTATCGTTCCGGCTTTCGCTTGTCCTGTCTGATTGCTCGTATATTGGTATCCTGTTGTGTCCGATTCGGTCACAATCTCGGTATCCTTTGTCGCAAATGTAATATTCCTGTCTGGCTTTGTTCCTGTCGGTGTAAATTCTGCCGTATATCCCGCTGCCTGTGTCATTACATCTATAACCGCATTTTCGACCGCACCAACCGTATTTCTGTGCGGTTCTGTACCTGTCTTTAATTGTCCTGTCATAGGCACGGAATATAGCCAAAATTCCGTTTTAGGCATCACTACCACAGTAATAGACCCTTGATAATAAAGACCGTCTAAATGAGCCGTTAAACGCTTGTATATATCAACCGTCTTTATAATCTCGTCATAATCTGCTGCAACCCTCGATTCTGTTGTATCAAGCACAATACGGAATCTGTACGGCTTTCCTCCGTAGTCGAACCACTCTTCTATCTCACTCTTTGGGTGTATTCCGCCTAAAGCCATTTCAACGGCTGCCTTTGTGCCTAATTTTTGATGTACTCTTACACTATCCCGGATAATCGCCCTTTTTGCTTCTATCGGGTAATCATAATCGTACCAATCTACATGGAG